TGAGAACGCTCCGCTGACGATGGAAGAGAAGAGACCGGCGACGCTCTTGGTCAGAGCTGCTGCGTTCTTCATTCCCTGCCTCAAGCCGTCGAGCGCAGCCGCGCTGATGATCAGTGCCTTTGTCAGCTTCGACTTGAGCACATTGGCGAGGGCTTCATTGGCCTTCTGTGCGCTGCCGATGCCTTCTCGATACGACTTGAGCTTCTTCGTGACCTCTTCCCACTGCTTCGGGTCCATCGCCCCGCCGCAGTCCTGCGAACACATTCCTCCGAGCTGACGGGACACCTGTCCCATCGCGTCCTTCATCTGGTTGATGATCTTCAGCTGTTGCTCAAATGCAGAAGTGACAGCAGCAGCGTTGTCCTTGACCTTCTGCATCGACGCAGCGAGCTCGGACGCCGCACGAGGGTCGACTCCACTCCCGCCAGAAGACCCGCCTCCTCCGCCGCCGCCTGTTCCTCCGCCTGGTGTAGCCATTTCAAATCACCGTTGTCAGAGAGGCCAACGAACGCCGAGCACTCTCTCGAACTCAGAGGCCGACATCTGTTTCACTCGAAGTTTCTCCATGACGCTGTCTACAGTCGCACCAGGTCTATTGAGCTCTTCTTGGAAACGCTTCGATGCCATGAGGGCTCCCGAGACAGCGGATATCTCGTCCCTGTTTCCCCTGATCTTCGTGGTCACGAATTTACCGACGAGCCACGCACCAAGAGATGCGACCAGCATCTTCCCCGTGAGGCTGAGGTAACCGCCCTCCTTCAGCAAGTCGTCGTTTTCTTTCAGAGTCTTCTTCATGACTGGTAAATAACGACATGTGCGCAAAAGAGACCTCACTTTTACGTGAAGCGTCTTAATCTAGAGGGCGATTGTTCTCTCGTTCGACCCATCAGAGAACGAGACTCAGCATCGTTCTGATGTAGGGCACGACTCTGCGTCTGACCCGACTCGGACGTTCTAGTCAGTTCTCTGTTTATCCTCTCTATGAACCAGCGCTTGTAGGAGACAGGCATGGCTGTCGTCTCACTCCAAGTGAATCCTCCGTAGTAGATGAGGAGGAACGCTGGTTCGAGGATGATTGCTTCTTTATCTTGCGGCTGAAGGCCAAAGAAAGTTGACGCCGAGCGGCATGCTCACCTCCTCAGCGTGTCCGCATGCGTTGCACGTCGTCTCCTGCTTCATTGTGATGCCAGGCTCGTTGTCACGCATGTAGTTTCTCAGTGCGAGAGAGTCCCTGGCGGGCATCACCTTCACGAAGCTGGCTATCTTCGATCTGTCCTCTATCCCGTCGATCGAGATGATTGAGAAAAGCAGGTTCGTGGTCACCGTGGAGTCCGAGGAGAGACCGAGCTTCTTCTGCTTCTGCGACATCTGCATGATCTCCTCCTCATCGCGGCCCGTCATGAACTTGAACTTGACGACCTTCTTGCTGTAGGGAAGGAGGAACTCGAAGACGTTGTGACCCGGGATGGAAGGCTCTATCTCTAGTCTCTTGATGGGCAGAGAAGCGAGGTCGAAGGCGTGAGGCGACTTGACTCCACACTCGGGACATTCCATCTCCACGTTGTACTCCGGGCCGTATCCCGTGATGCGGATTGCAACCATCAGCGCGTTGCGGTCGCCTGTGAGGAGGTCGTTGGTGTTGACGGAACGATCCACGAGGCATGACTTGATGAGCTCTGTGATCACCGTGCCCTTCTTGAGGAGGGCCTGAGACGTGAGGATGTCCTCCTCACGGGCCGTCATGGCCTTGATCTCCACTGCGTCCACTCCATAGAGCGACGACTCTTGAGGATACACCTTGCCGCTGGAGGGCAGCGGGACGAGCTCGTGTGGAACCTCGAGGCCGAAATCGGCCTTCAGCTTCTCGGCCTGCGTCACTCTAGGCATCCGGGGATCGACTCCGGCTGGGACCTGCTGCGCTGCAAAAATAGCGTTCTTCTGCTCTCTGTCGTCACTCATTTGTCTAGTCTACTCCTGTGGCTACATGTTAAACAACGGCACCGGCAATGTAAACGTTTGCGATGTGATATTGATTTAAATCAATGGGAGGCATTGCAGTGTCACATTTCGGTAAAATCTATAGTTATACCCGCAAGGAAACAACATGTCATTCAATTATCCCCCACAAGGCGAGTACTTCGTCCCGGCCTACCAGCTGTCTGCAGTGCCCTTCGTGACGTCTTCGACGTTGGCGTTGGGACAGATAAAGGAGATCAGGTTCAGTCACGTGTCTCGGTTCATCACGCTGAAGAACACGACAGCGGGGACGACGCTCGCGGTAGGGTTCACGGCGAACGGCTTGGCTCCGACGTCGGCGAACTACTTCGTCCTCAGCGGATCGGAGTCTTTCACGGGAGAGATAAGGGCGAGCTCGGTCTGGCTCTCGGGCAGCAGCGGCTCCAGCACCTTCTCGCTCGCCGCAGGACTCACTCTGATACCGACGGGAACGATGCTGCACCTCACGGCGTCGAACGGCTACAGCGGTGTAGGCTGATCACCGCAGGGAAATGTCCACAGAATCTTTGAATTGACCATCGTGGAATATTCGAAAGATATTCCTGGGTCAAACGTGATGGACAGCTTCGTGGCAGGGTGTACACAGAGGTTGCGATCGGAGATGTTAAATGATCTTAAGTTTGACTCTTTTTATTTGATAGAAATGGGTGAGTCTTTTCAGTCCAAATTTCAAACGACATACCAAGGCCTGAAGAAAATCTAGAAGCTGCATCAAATTTGGCTATGTTTATCGGATTGGTAGTGTGACAACTTGGCTTTATCTCAACTAGAACTTTTCTTCCATCTTGGTACTCGATCATATAGTCGATTACGTAGTTCCGCGTCTTTCCTTCGCACGTGTATTCGATTCTGTAAGGTTCCACACTGTAAGAGATAACGTTATCGTCGCGCTCTAAGAAGACAATAGCATTTAATTCGAACATTGACCTGTAATAAACAGAAGAGTTAGTAGCCTTGGTCGGTCTTTCGAAATAACCATGCTCCCTTGTAGCTTTGGTCAACATACCATTCTTGACACATTCAGCTTGCCTTCTACTCTGTTTTTCTCTATTCTCTTCACTCGACCAATAAGATTTCATATTTTCGGCTATCTTTAGCTTGTGAGAATAGGACTTGCTCACACCACTTAGTGATTCAGAGATCTTCTGAGCTCTTTCAGGCGTGTTCATTTTATCGATTATAGCAGCGACTCTTGGATCTTCTTTGGTCAAACCTTTACACCAAGAAGTAATCTCTCCGTTCTTCCACATTTCTCGACGCGTCGCAATGCTCTTTTCTTTGGCAGCGTCGTTATTTCCCCAGTTGTTGTTTATTTTAGCAGAATGTCCCCATGCATATTCCGAATAGCCCTTAGCTAAACCGTGAAATTTTGTAAAAGACCCACAGCCGCATTTGCATGTGGGTTTGACACCGTTTAGAACAACTTCAACGTAAAGGCATTCACTTGATAAGCCATGGCGCTTAGAAGCGTGTATTCTTAGTGAATTGATACCTTCAACTGAAAAATCACATTTAGGACATCTAAGCATAAAAACCTCCGCAGCTTTAAGCCACGGAGGTAATTATAACTCACAATGTGTTTTGGTAAAGGACTTCTACTAAAATTGTAGCACACAGTTATCAAAGCGCAAAGTCATTGAGATCTCCATCGGACCACCGTCCTCGTACGTGACCTCGCCGAAGTTCGCCTCTGTGATGAACGCGCCCTTGATGTCCCAGAGCTCCACGACGGTGCCGACGGGATCGAGGAGCTTCAGCTGGATGTCGCGCTTGTAGAAGTCTGCGTAGCCTGCGCGGCCGCTGACCGACTCGAAGTGCGTGCGCACCCACTCCATGACCTGCTGCGCGCCCGAAGGAGCGATGGGATCGTGGAGGGTGACAGCCATCGTTCCGAACGATGTCTTGCCTGCGAGGTAACGTCTCGAGTTGATGAACGGTACCTCGACCTCTTCTGTGGTGATGGTGGGGCGTGCCGTGGTCTTTATGATGTAGGCGTCGATGCCCTCGATCATGAGGACCCAGCGGTTCTTGCGTTTCGGCTCAAACTTGGCCGGAATCATCGATGTGACGTCAAGTGTCTCTGCGGGCATGTTCTATCTCCTGTGAATCCTTGGATTTGAGTTTAAGTATCTGAGTCTGCGATTATTTCTGTGTTTTTGAGGATGATTTGTCGTCAGTCTTGCGGCTCTCTCGAACGCCACTGCGTCACTGAGTCGGCTATCATGTCGTTCATGCCGGCAAGCTCCATTTCGATCGTGTCTATCTCTACCTCTGCGTCGTCTCCCACAGAGGTAGGGTCGTCGACGAGGAGCTTGAGGACTCTGCGGCCGTCCTTTCCGAGGCGGATGTAGGCGTCGCCGAAGTCGATGAGGTCTGCGGGATCGAGGCTGAGGAGATCTCCTCCCACGTCGCCGAGGGCCTCGAGCACGCTTCGACGTCGGGGTCTCAAGGCATCGGACACCGCGTCGTCGATCATCTCTTGTAACTGTTGCTTCGTTATTCTCATGCTCTCTCCTGTGTCAGAGAATATTCTCCGCAAATCCCTTGAGTAAAACCGTTCGAGACTTGCGGAGAATATTCAGGACGTCATCACGTGACCTGCGTGAGGTTGTTGGCCACGACGAAGTCGAGGCTCACGAACTCGATGCTCTTCGTGGGTTGGACGAAGATCTTGCCGCGGATCGTGTTGTTGAGGATGTCGTCCTGCGTCGTGGTCGAGGAGTCGATCACGACCTTGAAGCGCTCGAGGCCGGCGAGAGCCTGCACGCGCTGTAGACGTGGCGTGACTGCCGCGGAGAACCTCGCGAGCGTCGCCTCTCGGTTGGGCTCGAAGAGGATGCCTTGGGCGATGTCCCTCACCTGACGTCGGATGTCGATCAGGAGGCGGCGGACGTTGACGCGGTCGAGGGCGGAGGCCGCCTGTTGCAGCGTCTTCTGTCCCCACACGACCACGCCACCCTTCGGGTTGAGGCTGCTCTTCGGTGCACCGGGGAAGGCGACGATCGGGTTGATCGAGCTGTCGTAGAGGCGATCCATGTCACCCTGTGAAAGCTTGACTCGGGCCTCGAGGGCGGCCTCGGGAAGCGCGCCGCGGGTGAAGCCTGCGGGAGCGAACCAGGGGTGACCCACGGAGTCGTTGAGCGAGAGGGCTCCGAGCACCACGACCGAGGGAGGAACGAAGAGGTTGATTCCCGTGGGGTCCTTGTAGAGGATGTCGGGGAAGTAGGACGCCGCGAAGGAGGAGTCCACAGACCTGTTCTTGAACCACTCCACGGTGTTGAACACCGACGGAAGCTGCGCGGAGGTCTTCACCATGTCGCCGTTCTCGTCGAGCTGCTCGACGTCCATGACGAAGAGAGCGTCGAACCTCTCCTCCACCGCGAGGGTGGCAGCGTCCGTGATGATGGGTTCGCGGATGCCGGGGATCGCGAGGATCTGGATGTCGAGGTTGACGACGTTCTTCATGATGTCGAGGGCCTTGAGGTAGGTCCTCACGTTGGGGCCTTCCTCGGGCTTGGCAGCTCGCTTGTTCGCGATGTCCATGTCGGCCGACACCGCACTGTTGTTGATCTCCGACTCGTCCTTGTCGAAGATGTTCACGCCGTTGTTTCCGCCCTGCATGATGAACGTGAACTTCGCGAACTTCTTGTTGGTAGGAATGTCCTCGACCTTGAAACCGCGAAGCTTCGTCTCGTCACCCTTGCCATCAGCAGAGATCTCTGTGGTGTTGAGGGATCCAACAGCGCCGTTGCGGGCATACACTGCCTTCACCCACTTGGTCGAGTCGGCGAGCGTGTTGGACCCTGTGACGACCTGCAGGTTCTCCAGCGTGAAGAGGTTGTTGCAGAACCTGTCCGCGTCGAGGATGCCGAGGGCAGCTGAGTCGGGCTGACCTGAGTTGCTGCCCGTCACGAACTCTGCGTCGCCGATTGCGAAGTTCGGGAAGTACTTGGCAAAGCTCTTGAGCGATGCATTCGGAAGGACGCTACCGTTCTTCTTTCTCACCGCCTCAGGATGCTCGAACTGAACGCCCCAGTAGAAGTTTTGCTCCACCTGCTCCTTGGCCGTCCATTCCTCTTCGGTCGTGATCTTCCTGCGGAAGGGAAGGGGAGGTGTTTGAGCCTTCTTGCCCACTGTTGTCGTGGGAGCATCGGCTAGGCTGACTGACTGCATCGGTGCCGAGCCTGACGTGACGAGGTGATCTATTCCCCTGAAGCCCATTGGAACTGCCACAGGATCCACGAATCCGTTCTCCACGTCGGGATGGACCTCGACGCGAATGAAGTTCGACCTGTTCTCGTAGTTACCCTCGATCACGATCTTCTGAGCAGATTCTTCACGATCGAAGTCGAAGTAAGCTCTGACATCGCCGATCACCTTGCCGATGTAGCGGTCGGACGTGGGATCGAGGTTGACGCCGCTGAATACCTCGTTAGGGAGGTTCTCCTTCGCGAGGTCCCTGTCATTGAACTTCCTGAGGACGACGTTGAAAGATCCGTACTTGTTGAGAGGATCAGTGGAGACAGTGATGTTCTCGATTGAGATCTTGAATAGGGACGAGACATCCGCACCGTCGTCGAGGGCGTGGAACCTGAAGAGGTCCTGGGCCTTTCCGCCGAACTTCTGAGATATGACCCAGGGTGAAGCAGCGTGGCTGAACCTGTCTTCGAACGTCTCGTAGTTTGGTACTGTAGTGCTTCCGACGTTGCGACCTAACGATGACGTGAGGAGGAATGCTGAGGGCTCCTTGCCAGAAGCAGCAGCGCCGGACGCGAGATCAACAAGTCCTGATCCTGTGATCACTGCGAACGAAGGATGTATGTCCCAATGAGCATAGAGGAAGTGACCCGTTTCCTGAAGCTTGAATGGATCTGTGTTAAAGGACTTGACGAAGTAGTTGTTGGCGAGAGGATCGAAGGACGCAGTCAACACGTTGGGATATCTAGCGTCGTTCCCGATGTGACCATTTAAGAGCATCGTGAATTCTTGACGAGGCTCGCTATTGGCCGTGAGGACGACATCTCCGATTGATCTTCCGACAGCGGCAGAATTAATGCCGAGTGCCGTCGATGCAGGGGCGGAGGCGCCGGAGGGTGCGAAAGAGCTCGAGAGACGAAGTAGGACGCCTGATGCGGCCATGAGGACACCTCTGATGATCGGCACCGCCGTGTCTATGTCGCCCGTAACGCTTCCTGCGCCCTGAAGACCGGCCTCAGAGAAGAACGTCGAGCCTGCCGATTCCGACATGTGGCATCCTAAGAAGTAGAGACGCCCGAGATCTCCTCCCGCATTCGCGTATGGGTTATTTGTGAGGAGACCACTTGAGTCTGGTTGTTGTTCTCCGACAACGAAGCCTGCTGAAGTGACTTTACCCGTGGATTCGCTTCGAGCTCTGCCGTCGCCGGCCCCGAGGACCCTAAGATAAGTCACAGCTCTCGCATTTCTCAGCCACTCAACGACAGCAAGAGGACCAAACTTCTTGCCGTCAGTGGGACCGAACTTTGAGTACCAGTCTGACAGGTTTCCAACAGTGATGGGTACGAACGCTGGACCTTGCAGCGAAGTACCTACGATGCCCGCCGGTATACCGACGGGTTGTTGCGTCGTCGGCCCGGAGATGTCTATCTCTCTTGCTGTTACGCCTGCGCTACCGAATTTCAGTTGTGCCATTTATCTGCTCCCGATTATTTCTAACTATTCGTTATGCTTCGTTTCAGACGAACTGAACTCCGCTATTTGTGACGATGAAGTCGATAGCGATGAATTCGACCACACGCGTTGGAACCACGACGATTCTGCCGTTGAGGCGATTGAGGTCAGCGTCCTCTTGTGTGTTATTCGTCTCGTTCATGATCACCTGGAAAGCCTCGACACCTGCCTGTGCCTGGATCAGTCCAAGCTGGAACGAGGCGTCGGCCACGAAGCGGTTCCTGACTGCAGGTGTGTTCTGTTCGAACACGATCCTCTGAGCGATTCCGATGATGATCCTCTTGATCTCGAGCAGGAGTCTCCTGACGTTGACTCTGTCGAGAGCCGACTTGTTGATCTGCAGGGTCTTCTGACCGTAGATCACGTAGCCTAGACGCGGGAACGTTGCAATGGGGTTGATCCTCGATTCATACAGCCTATCGCGGTCGCCGACGTTGAGCCTCACTGCCACGTTTGTGACGAAGTCGAGTGCTGCTCTGTTGAAGCCTGCAGGTGCGAACCAAGGATACGAAACCCTGTCATTGAAAGCCAAGGCAGACGTCGCAGCGACGGAGGCAGGCACCTTCACCTTGCGGCGATTGACTGCGTCGTCGATGAAGATGTCGGGGTAGTAGACTGCTGCGTAGTTGTTATCGATCGTCCTATTGTCGAACTCATTGGTCGTGTAGTTGATGTTGGGCTTGTTGGACGAGTCGTCGTATAGACGGTTGCCGTCGTCGTCGTACGAAGGGATGTCCATCACATACATGGCGAGACCGTATTCCCTGACCTTCTTCATCGTCTGATCAGTGATGTAGGGCTCTCTGATGCCCGGGATCACGAGGATGTTGTTGTTGGCCTCGAGTGGATTCGTCATGATGTCGACAGCGGTGAGGTAAGATGCCACGCCATTGTTGTTCACGTCCTCGCCCGAAGGATTGACAGAGAAGCCAGGAATGGTGTTGGTAGATGAAGCGCC